GAAAATGCTAGTCAACTTTCCTGATTAGCTGTATGCTGCGTCTCTTGATGCGCTTCTTGATTAAGTTTTGCAGACTAGTAACTGGACCAAATAGTATCTCAATGTCTTTCATGGCAAAGGTTTTGATATAGGGGCGGAAAGCAACCATTTCATGGTGCAGGAATATATCCATGGGCAACTGGCGATTGCTCTGCCACCACCATAGCTCACCCAACTCCAGAAACTCCTTCTTGAGTTCCACATTGGGTATCGCGTCTACATCGTAAAAGGTTAGTAGTTGGTTGTCTTGGTTTACCACAATCCCCACGTACTCTTGACCAGAATACTGGATACCTGTCAGAAATTCTAGCTCTGTGTATTCGTTATTTTGCATCAGTGTTATTTAGTCTTTCGATAAATACAGATATGAGTGATAACGATAACAGACTATACTGGTATGAGGATTACAAAGATCTCGTCATAACCCGTGATAGCATATATGTAGACAACCGCCCTATGAATAATCGAAGCCTAAAAGCACACAAAGGACTACTAAACGAGATACTGTTCAATATCAGAGATCGTGACAGAAAGCTACAGAACATGTTTGCTTACGAACTGTATGCCACTTTGATTGACCCACAGACGCAACGACGTCTGATCAACAAGCGTCTGGAAGAGACACTGGACGTGGGTAAAGTCAAGCTGGTGCTATCAGAAGGTGATCTGGTCAACATCACTCCAGGACGCTACTACATCTACGTGTCACGCAAGATTAACGATCATGAGGTATCACCCATTTACAAGGATCAGGACAACAATGTCAGATTCGACATTGAGATAACTGATCAGCTGGGCATGGAACCAGCACCCAGCCAGAGTACTGATAACTTTGTGCAAACAGCTGATACCAACTTGGGCGCCAACGCCAATGTGTTTGTGGGTGAGCCCATGGCAGGCAACCTGTGTCGCAACTTCCTGAATGCCATGCACACCATGGTGATCACCACAGCAGGATACGCTGGCAATATCACAATTCAAGCAAGTGGTCTAAACGATGTACCCACAACCATGGAGTTGAGTGAAGATTGGTATGATGTAAAAACCATTGAGCTACGACATGATACATTTCAACTGGCTAACACAGCCTTGAGCCTAACCAACATCGTGCGTGTGCGCAGCAACGCAGACATCACCATAGGCAAGAAACTGTATCATGACAACGAGTTGTTGGGTATAGTGACCAATGTTACAGAAAACAGCAGCGACAACTTCTCTGTGGCATTGGACCGCCGCCTGGATGTAGACATACCTGAGCCAGGTTTTGTGTACACCGGCCAGGACATTGTGGTGGAAAACTTCCACGTAAACGCACAGTGGTTGCGTGTGATAAGCGAACCCGGCCTAACACTGCCTGGTCGTATTGTCAACGTTCAAGTCCGCAATTAATTGACATTCGCGCGTAGGCGCGTATAATTATAAGCATGGAAGAAGTCATTCAGTTCGTGCACAATCTGCTTCTGAATCATTTACCCATGCGGTCAAGACGGTCTCCCAAAGGATGGGTCACCATGGATTGCCCTATGTGTAATGATCGGAGGCACCGTGGCGGCATGATTGCCAAAGGCTCCCGTCTGACATACAACTGCTTCAACTGCGGCTTCAAGACTGGATGGAGCCCCAGTCCTTATCTGGGCAAGCGATACAAACAGCTAGCCGAAAAATTAGGTGCACCTGCATCAGATATTCATCGCGCACAGCTCATGATCATGAAATACAGTGATGAGCTACAGCAGGATACTGAATACACCACCGCAGTGCAAACGCTGGGTCGGTACGACACTTACGACATGCCTGAGAACGCAGTGCCTTTGACTGAGCTACCTGACGATCATGAGCTGGTGGTGTACGCACGTGAGCGTGGCGTGTTGGGTTTGCACCCACTGTACCATATTCCTGATACATTGTGGCGCAAGCGTCTGGTGTTCCCATTCTATTACGATGATGACATTGTGGCATGGAGTGGCAGACACATATCGCCGCCTGATAAAAAGACACCCAAGTACATGGTGGAGAACATGCCAGCCCACTATGTGTTCAATATCGACAGCTATTTAGATCACCCCAGGGAGATTGTGGTGGTAGTGGAAGGCATCATGGACGCCATCATGATTGATGGGGTGTCAGTGTTGAGTAACAACATGAGCCCTGAACAAGCCAACACCATCAGCAAGCTGGCGCCCAGAGTGATACTCAGCCCCGACATGGACAAGGCAGGCAAAAAATTGATCAACCAGGCCATGGCATTGGGCTGGGAAGTCAGCTTTCCTCCTTGGGAAGATTGTAAGGATGCGCACGAAGCCGCACTCAAATATGGACGGTTGGCCACTCTGGCGAGCATAATTAAACATGCTACCGACAACGAAACAAAAATAAAAGTAATGATGAAATTAATGGAGAATGAGTGAGCGATATAACCAGTTATAGTCCCGAAGTAGAAGAGCTGTTCCTGAGATTCCTGGTAAGCGATCCTGATCTGTTCAGCAGATGTCTCAACATCGTGGAGCCTGTGTATTTTAGCCGCAAGCACCGCAAGGTGATTGAATTGATGCAGAGCCACAGTGAGCATCACAATGCCATGCCCACACTGGATCAGGTGAATGCAGTGGGTGGTGTTAAACTGGAGCTCATGGACCACATTGCAACTGAGCATCAGGATTGGTTTCTGAACGAGTTTGAAACATTTTGCAGACACAAGGCACTGGAAAAAGCCATTATTGAAAGCACTGATGATCTGGAAAACAAGAACTACGGTGCTGTGGAAGAAAAGATCAAGAAAGCTGTACAAGTGGGCTTGGTAAAAGACTTGGGATTGGATTACTTTGAGAACCCCAAGGAACGACTACAATGGATCAAGGATCAAGGCGGCGCAATCAGCACAGGCTGGGCTGCTATTGATAGAAAACTTTATGGTGGCTTTAATCGCGGTGAGATCACAATCTTTGCAGCGCCCAGTGCTGGTGGTAAGAGCTTGTTCTTGCAGAACATTGGTGTGAACTGGGTGTTGGCCAAGCTCAACGTGGTGTATGTGAGTCTGGAATTGAGTGAGCAGATGATAAGCATGCGTCTGGATAGCATGATGAGTGGCTACGGTGCCAGAGAGATCATGAAAAACATGGACGATGTGGATCTCAAGGTGCGCATGAAGGGTAAAGGTGCTGGTAAGTATCGAGTGAAATACATGCCCAGTGGTAGCACAACGAATGATCTCAGAGTATTTCTCAGAGAGTATGAAATACAGAGTGGTATCAAAGTAGATGCATTGCTGGTGGATTACCTGGATCTCATGATGCCCAACAGTGCTAAAATTAGCGCAGAAAACTTGTTTGTCAAGGACAAGTACATCACAGAAGAGCTGCGTAACTTGGCAGCAGAAAAGGATTTGCTGTTGGCCACAGCTAGCCAGCTGGGTCGTAGTGCTGTGGAAGAAATTGAATACAACCACGCACACATTGCTGGTGGTATATCCAAGATCAACACTGCGGACAACGTGATAGGTATCTTTACTAGTAATGCCATGAAAGAACGTGGCAGATACCAAGTACAGTTCATGAAAACTCGTAGTTCTAGCGGTGTGGGCAGCAAAGTGGATCTAAAGTTTGATGTGGACACTTTGCGTATCGAGGATTTGGAAGAAGGTGACGAGGATGCAATTACAGCAAGCACCAGTAGCTTGGTAGACAAGCTAAAACGCACACAAGCTATTAAAACACACGCACCAGAGGCAACAGAAACTGTGAGTAACAGTTTGGAGCTCATGGATTTCCTGAAAAATAAAAAACGCTAACCCGTTCAGGCCAAACGAACTCTCCGAAAACGATAAATAGTTGCATAAATCATTAAGGAGTTTTTGTGCGTAAAAGTCGTAGTATTCTGGAGGAACTCAACCAGATCAGCGTAGACAGGGATCGCAACCACGTTGTGGAAAACCGTGGTGAGCATGTGATCAACAGTGCAATCAATCTAATTGAGCAAATTGAAGCACACTATGATGCTGACATAGCTAAAGATCTCACCAACCGTCTGATTAACAGTATCCGCAGCAAGGACTCCACCAAGTTTGGTCGCGGCATCAAGAAGGCCATCAAGGAGTCTCAAAAGAACCATGAAAATAAATGATATAACCGAGGGCTATGTGTCTGAAGCTCCGCTGAATTTAGGATCAAGAGTTGCCAATGCCGTACAATCTAAGGTACCGTTTGCACCCAAAATGCGGGCGCAAGCACAGGGCCGCCAAAAGACTGGAAAAACTGCCAATCAACTGTGGAAGTATTTCCAACAGCAGCTGGGCGGAAGTGGCAAGACA